TTAAATCAGCAGAGCCATGAGCGATAATATTACCCGCAGTCATGTCTGTTGTAGTACCACCAGAAGATCCTGTTAAAGATGATCCTGTAGCTGCTGCTATAATTGAGTCATCCATAGCTCTGCCCATTGCAGCGGCTGCCGCTTGAGCATAAGTCGAAGTCGGATCAATCAACATTCTTACTTTGTCAGCATCATCTATAAGATCTGCCCACTCGTAAGTGTCCATTGTTACCATTCTTCTTGAATGAGGTGTATCCAGGATTGATGTATCTTGGTGTCTTGATGTTCTCTTGACAGCCGCAACACTTCCAACCTGGTCGAAAAACGCTTTCTCACCGGTTACAGATTCTTCTGAAACAGAACCACGAAGCAAAGAACCTTTTTGCTGTGATAATAACTGAACATTAGAACTGAACTGATTAACGAAAGCTGTTGTGATTTGTGTACTCATAACACTTTCTCCGTTAGTTTAAAGTTAAAATTAAAATTGAAACGCTACCTGGGGAATCCAGACGTAAGGTTGTTTGTCTTTTGCGAGGGCTGTTGCTTATCTCGACTTTTGTTTTGTTGCAGTCTTAGTTGAAAGGACCTCTTTAGGTTTATCTTCCTTCGAACACCACTCCAAATACTTGTCAGCTCTTTCAAGCGGATCATCAATGATCCTGCCAGATCCGGTTTCCAGGACTAACCTTAAAACCTCAAGCCTAAATTCTTTTATACTGTCACTCATTGTGTTAATTGCTCCGCTATTTTAAGCGATTCATCAACATACCAGGAATGTTCTGGATGCTTAGCATCCCAGAATGGTCCATCTGTTCTTCTTATATCCCTAAGTTTTTGCGTTAATTCATCATTAGTTGGCGCACCACTCATTTTCGTGCCTGCTAAAGTATCTTCTCCAACCTTCTCTTTTAGGAATCTTCCTAACTTAGACATCATTCTTATAACATCTGGGTTATCTCCGAATAAAGATCCATCTTCCATTTTAAGATTTACAATATCATCAGTTCCAAATTCAGAAAGAACACCATTACCCAGGGCAATATTGTCATCAAATGCTGCGCCCATCTCACGCTTGAGATTGTTAACTGTTTCTTCTTGCCTTACCACCATAGCGTTTGGATCTGGTAAAGATTTTTCATTATTCTCGTTAAACCAATTTAACAAACCTTGGGCTTGTTTTGGCTGTAAACCTAATTTGTGTGCCACATCCTTATAGTTTGTGAGCAGCTCAACATTTTCAACCTGGCCTTCTGATATTTTGTTTTGAAGTTCATAACCAGAACTATCAGCCGGTCTGCCCATTTTATCATAGACTAAACTCCAATCATCATCAGTTGCATATTTGCCTGGTATAGCAACTTTATCTGCACCTATTAAAGATTGAGCATTAACAAAAGATTTAGCTAGTGATCCTACATCCTGGATTGTTTCTAAACTTTTATGTCCTCTAATTTCTTCTGGAATTTCTGTGCGCCAATCAACTTTAACCGGCTCGACAGACGTTGCTTGTCCGGTTTCTACCGGTGCATCCGCTACCTGTTCTTCACTCATGTTTCCGCTACTTCCTCTCTTTTAGCTATATCCCGCAGCATGGATTGCAAAAATAAAATTACTGTGCGCTGCCCTTCACAATATGCAGTTTCATGGGAGTCATTATGAAATGTAGATCCCTGGATAAAATATCTTTTTTGTAAATCTTCTAAAATTATTCTGCCATCACTTGAGCTGAACAAAGTTTTATAAGTTTCTCTTAAATCATTCTGGCTCATTACTGAACAGCCTTAACCATAGGAGCTGCATTGCCTGCCGCTTCAGCAGTCTGCATCATCTGTTGTTGTTCGGCTTGTTGTTGCTGAGCTGCTTGTCTCTGTTCTCTTAGTTCTGCAATTTCTTCATCCCCCCTAACAACACTAGCCGGGATAGATAAGATCTTAATCATTTCCTTAGTCATTCCATCTGTATCAATAAAATCTAATACACCAGGATCAACTTGTGCAAATGGGGATACCATTTCAAAAAATCTCATCATAGATTGGACATCACCCTGGCGCTGAGCTTTTGCCAATGGGCTTACATATTCAATTTCAATATCACTATTACTCATAAATTCTGGAGCGACCTCAAAAGCTTTTTGTCTTGATAGTATATTATAAGTTCTGTTTATAAGTGGTTGTAATAACTCAAATTGTAACCTTCCTAAAACTGGCCCTAACATCCTCATTTTTTCTTCAGTACGCTGCACAACTTCTGTCGCAGTCATTTGAGGCCCTTGACCCAGGAGTAGTTGGTCAACGTAGAAAGCCGCTTGGATCGCCTTTCTGCGCTGTTCTTCCATGTTCAATCCTAGAACATTATTCGCACCAATATTTAATGGCTCAATTCTATCTCTTGTTCCAGATCTATAAAAATTCAATCCTCCAGGAACTGTACGAACCGGCAGCACAAATCCATCATCCGGAACAAGTAGGGGAGGATCAACTTGCTTTTGTGCTGCTCGGATCGTAGTTTGACTCATGACATTAATCATTTTAATATCTGGTAAAGCCACCATTGAAGGTGATCTTCCGTAACCAACTTCATAAGAACTCTTTAAAAACCTTGGAACGCAGTAAGGAAAATCATCAAATCCGCCTTCAGATAGGATTGTTTTCGCTTCTGGATCTATATAAATAGAAGCTACCGGCTTATTTCCGCCATCAATCTTAGTAATATCTCGCTCATCACGCTTATAAACAGCATGAATTAAGGTTATCATCTCGTAAGGTTCTTCAGCTTCCCTCTTTAATATCTTCTGGGATACTGCATTTACACCAAATTTGTTAACGACTGCCCTGGCAGGCATCTTAAATTTTCTAAAAACTGTATCAACTCGGCCATTTTCATCCTCTGAAACATAACATTCAGAGATATGCCTGGCAGAAAATCTGATTTGATAGTCATCATCTCTTTCAATATAGAGAACTCCTGTACCAAATGTGATTAAATCATGATACAGCTCGTGGATCTGCTCAGCAAAATTAGACCTAGCAAATGCCTGGTACATAACTTCTTCAACAGAACCTAACCATTCTCTTGCTTCATCATTGCCATTAAGTTCTCTATCTCTAAAATTCAAAGAAAACCATTTAGTTGACATATTGGTAAGCATACCATGAAGCGAAGCGCTTAATAACTCAGCAGCTAAAGGAGCTGTAGTATCAAACATCAGCTCAGTATTCTTATCGCCTGGTGATCTTTTTTTTGTAATGTCAGCTTTCCTGGTAACAACATAGTCACCAATCTCCTGCCAATGAGATTCCCATGTAGACCTTTGACTTTCTAGGCTACCAAATCTTTTCATTAGCAAGTGAGCGTTTGTATCTTTTTCTGCCATCTATCCTAAAGTTCCTCTTAAACCAGGCTTCATTATCGTGGTGAGCTGAGAAGTATCACCCCTGGAGCTTGTTAAAATTGTACTTTGCCTACCAGATCTTTTAATATTTGAATTTAAACTTGAACCACTAGCTGAGACAACAGCACTAGGACTGTATCTTGAAGATCCTGCTGTGCTTACATTCGCAGCCGGAGCTTTAACTGTTCTCTTTCCGGTTGAAACAACCCCGCTATTGTTCCCTCCAGATGTATTATTATTGTTCCCTATTGGATCGTAATCTGTATTCCCACTATATGTACTAAAGGTTGTTCCAAAAGCCTGGGTTTCATTAACCACGCCTTGAATCTGGCCACCTCCATAAACAGGACTCGCTCCACGCTGCAAGCTTTGCTGCATATAATCAGCACTAAGAGCCGACACAACAGATAAAGTTCCAATACCAGGAATTAAAGCATCCATTGCCCTACTCCCGGTTATTGATCCTTTTTGCTGAGCAGAAAATTTTGAGCTGCCTGCAAAATCACCATAAGCTGTTGGATTGAGAGCATTTGCTTCAAAGGATCTTTCAGAAACTTCTACAGCTTCATCATCAGTTTGATCTATATTTGTTGTAGGCTCACCAGGACTACTTGTTTCTGTACTCATATCCTAAGAACCTAATAAAGTCTTATATTCAATTTCCTCATCTTCAATCATTCCCGCACCTTTAGGTCCGGTTAAAATAGTTTTCTTCCTGGATACCTTATCTGGATCAAGTCTTTTCCT